CTTGGGCTAAAATGTCAGACGGGGAGGACTGGCTCTGGCGGCCAGTAGCGGCTGGTCTCTGTCTATATCGTGAGGTAAAAGACGGCAGCCTAAGCCTAGAAGATATCGCCATAATGAATGAAATCCTTGATGTAAAAGCGATCAATGAGTATATGTATCATGAGGCGATGGGATAATGGCATCTAGCGTAATTAAAGAATTTCTAGTGTCGGTTGGCTTTGATGTCAAAGACCCGCAAAGGTTCGACTCTGCAATGGCTAGCGCAGCAAAAAGCGTAGCTATTGTAGGGGCTTCTATTGCCGCAGCCTCCGCTGCGCTCTTTGGTTGGACAAATTCGGTTTCGAAAGACCTAGATAAGCTATCGGATTTATCCATCGCCGCCGGTGTCACGGCTAGTGCTCTAGATGAGCTGGGCTATGTCGCCTCTCTGATGGACTCTAGCCTAGAATCTGCCGCTAGTTCACTGCAAGGCTTAGGACGCGTTGCTGGTGAGACCATGATGGGTGTAGGTCGTGGTAAGGCTGTATTTGAATCTTTAGGTATCAGTGTAAAAGATGCCAACGGCAAACTTAAATCAACGCCTGCCCTCATGGAGGAGGTGGGAGCGGCTATTAAGGACATGGAACGTGGGCAGCAGACAGCCATATTAAGTAAGCTGGGCATTGACCACACCATGTTACAAACTCTTACTTCGGACGTGTCAGGGCTAAGGGACGAATACAAGAAGTTAACGGATGCTTCGGGAGTTAGTATTGAGCAAGCCGCACAGGATGCTAGCGATTTTCAGGATGCGTTTACGAAGATAGGATTGGTTACAGATAGCCTGAGCCGGGCGTTGGTTGCTGGCTTTCTTCCGCAGTTCACAAAAGGAATGGACAAGTTCCGGGTCCTAATGGTCAAGTCAATGCCCGCCATTATTGATGCAGTGAAGCCGTTCATTCGCGCCATAATAACTACAGGTACAGTATTAGTTACATTGGTAACCAGATTGTTCCAGTTTAACTCAGCACTAGGAGGGATCCCCGCCTATCTTGCGGCTGTAGCTATAGCTTGGCAGTTATTATCGAAAAGTTTCATGTTAACTCCAATTGGTGCGTTAATAACAGCAATTGCAGCACTTGCGGCAACGTTAATACTTCTAATAGATGACTTTTTAACATGGCTTGAGGGCGGAGAATCACTCATACCTTGGGACAATTGGAAGGAAGAAATTGATTTTGTAATGGGTATTATTTCTGTATTTGTAGATTGGGTAGTTGATATTTTTAAGCGATTCTGGACAGCGGTTGAGAATGCTTGGTCGGATGGAGTGGAAAGCATCAAGTCGTTAATCAATGATTTCATTGACAGTATTGATTTTGAGAAAATATATGAAGGATTCAAACCAGTCATAGATGCAGTAGTTGCTATATTTACCGCGGCATTTGATATGATCGGCGCATTGATTGATAAGGTCGTCGGCAAGGTGAAGGCTTCGGTTGATTGGATTAAAGGCGCGGCTAGTTCGGTAAGTGATGCAGCTTCAAATGTAGGCGGCTACGTTGGGGAAAAAGCATCTAAAGTAGGCAGTGCAATCGGCAGCGCCGCATCTAGTGCTTCTAGCTTTCTAGGCTTTAGCTCACGGCCAACAGTACCAACTGCTGCCCCCGGCGCATCCCAGAATGTCAGTCAGAATACACAGATTACTGTTACTGGCGCGACTGACCCGCAATCTACAGCTAAGGCGATCTCTAGCGCACAGTCTACGGTAAATGCAGATATGGCGCGTAACTTGAAAGGGGCGGCGCGATGAGCTGGTTAGGCGGTGCTTTAGGTGAGCTGTTCGGCTCTGTTAGTTTCATTCCTAAGCGTTCCATTGCTGGCTTTACGGCAACCGTAACGCTTGAGGAAAAAGGAACCGATACCTTAATCTTGACAGAACACCCTGTGCAAAGTGGCGCCAGTATCACTGACCATGCCTACGTTATGCCCGCCCAATTATCCATCACGGCACAATGGGACACCGTAGGCGCAGGAATGCCGTTAGAGCAAATGTACGCGCGCATTTTAGAAGTGCAAAGTAGCCGTATCCCCTTTGATGTAATCACCGGAAAGCGTGTTTATAGGAACATGCTATTTAAAAGTATAGCCTTAACTACCGATTCCTACACAGACCACATTTTAAGCCTTAAATGCGACTTGCAAGAAATAATTATTGTTGAAATATCAACTACTACAGTTCCGCCACGTGCACAGCAGAAAAAGCCGGGCAGAACAAGCGCCACGGATAAAGCGGGCAAGAAGTCAGCCCAGCCCGTCACCTCTCCAGAAAAAAGCCAATCAGCCCTAAAAATCATTAGGGGAGGACTTTAAAAATGACTGAGCCTGTACTATTTGTAATACCTTTAGCGAATGTGCCCCAGACGTTTGATATTGCCCTAGGAGGAAAAGCCTTAACAATTACCAGTCGCTGGAATGACTTTTGCGGTTGGGTGCTGGACATTTTCGACGAGGTGGACACGGTACCACTTGTGTGTGCGTTGCCTTTAGTTACAGGAACTAATATTTTAAAACAATTTGATTTTTTACGGATACCCGGGCAGCTCTGGATTATCACAGACGGCGACGCCTACGCAGTGCCTACGCAGCAAAACCTAGGCATAGCGTCATTTTTATACTACGTGCAGGAGTCCGCCGCGTGACGTCTCAACTGCAATATTTGCGAAAATGTAATTTAATTTTATCCAACGCATCCAACAACGGGCTGGACATGTCCAACCTCAGAATAACATTTACAATAAAAAAGACTGACGGACAAACACCAAACACCGCATCACTTCGCATCTATGGCCTCGCAGAAGATACAGAAAACCAAATAGTTAACGAATTTACCCGCGTTGATTTACAGGCCGGGTATGATTCCAACTATGGAATTATTTTTTCTGGGACTTCAAAATGGATACGCAAAGGACGAGAAAACAACGTGAGCCGTTACTTGGAAATCCAAGCATCCGATGGAGACAGGGCGTACAATTTCGCAGTGGTAAATAGTACCCTCTCTAAAGGAGCCACACAGAGAGATCAAATTAACCAAGTAGGGCGTTCTATGCAGGAAAAAGGCGTAACTATGGGATAGATAGCCCCTGACGATACGCAAGCATTACCACGCGGGAAGGTTCTGTACGGTTCAGGCCGTGAGTACATGCGCCAGAGTGCGACAACTACCGGCGCCTCTTGGTCTATCCAAGACGGGAAAATGCAAGTTGTGCCTCTGTCTAGCGTACTCCCCAATTCAGCAGTAGTGCTAAATGCAGGCTCTGGACTGATAGGCACGCCAGAGCAAAGCAATGAGGGAATCAGTTTCACCTGTTTACTTAACCCTACGTTGCAAATAGCCGGTCAGGTACAGATTGACAAAGAGTCCATTTCGGCATCTGGACAAGGAAGCGAAGAAGAAGCAGTTCCTGAAATTAGCACAACAGGGTTTTACCGGATTATTTCTCTAGAGATCATCGGAGATACGCGCGGGCAGGATTGGTACTGTAAAGGTGTCGGCCTATCTATAGATTCCACCATGCCTAGAGCTAAATCAGTTAAGGATACCTGACATTGAGCGATCGTAGAGAACTACTAGATGACCCCGAAGAGTCGCAGCGCATGGCTCAAGACGGCATGCAGGCCCGCATTTGGACAGCGCTTCCCGGAATCATTGAGTCCGTAGACTTGGAAGCTCAAACAGTCAGTGTGCAGCCAACCATTAAAGGTGTTATTAACCAAGAAAACGGCAGCACAAAAACAGTAAACATGCCGCTATTAGTTGATGTTCCTATTGTGTTTCCTAGGGCTGGTGGATTTTCCGTAACCTTTCCAGTAGCACAAGGGGATGAATGCCTGGTAGTGTTTGCTAGTCGCTGCATTGATGCATGGTATCAGTCAGGAGGAATACAGGAAGCCCTAGAAGCGCGAATGCACGACTTAAGCGATGGGTTCGCTATACTAGGCCCCACATCACAGCCAAAGCGCCTAGAAAATGTTCAAACCGACGGGCTAGAACTTCGCACGGAAGATCGCAGTACATACATCAAGTTAACCCCCGGCACAATCTACATTCACGGGGATATTATCCACACTGGCGCAACAACTCAGACTGGCGACGTTAATATTAACGGCTCTACAACTCAAACTGGAGACGTTACCCATACTGGCAATACGAACCAAGCCGGCACGTTAACAGCTACGACAGTTTCAGCTGGCAGCATGACGGCAGGAGGAATTAGTCTTGCTGGACACGTTCACGGAGGCGTACAGACAGGCACCAATACAACAGGGGGGCCACAATGAGGTATAGAAAACTAGACAGCTCCAGAGACATGACCTTCGGAGCAGGGCAGGCTGATTTCTGGCGTGACGTACCGGAGGCTCCGGCGCAGGCAGTAATGACGACTTTGAGCCTTTTGCGTGGTGAATGGTATGTTGACACTTCCGCAGGCGTTCCATACGAAGGCGGCGTTTTGGGCAAATACACACGCGAGACAACAGAGCCAGTCATTAGAGAAGCCATAGCTGGGACTGAAGGCGTTACATCGATAGATTCCTACGTGCAGATATACGACGGTGACACGCGTACATTAAAAATAACGGCCACTATATCAACAGTATATGGCAGATACGAATATAAAGGGGTGATGTAATGCCAATTCCACAATTAGCCTATGTTGATTCTACAGGTTACCATTATGCCGACTACCCCACCGTTCTTGCATACTATCAGGCGGAATATAGGACGATCTACGGCTCCGATATTTACCTTGGCGCAGATTCACAAGATGGGCAGTGGATAGCCATTCAAGCACAGGCTAGCTATGACCTCATGGCGTTGGGCGCTGCGGTGTATAATTCTTTCTCACCGGCTACGTCACAATCAGATGCTCTTAGTCGTGGTGTAAAGATAAACGGGATATCTCGGCGAGTAGCCACTAACTCAACCGCAGATTTGGCTATTGTGGGACAAGCGGGAACGGTAATTACACGAGGAATTGCTGAAGATATAACGGGCATTAAATGGAATTTGCCGGATATTGTAACTATCCCTAACACTGGCATTATCACCGTTACGGCTACTTGTCAAGTTATAGGCTTTATTAATGCGGGATCTAACACAATTAATAGCATATACACGCCTACTCGTGGCTGGCAAACTGTAACTAACCCTAACCCTGCCACTGCTGGCGCTCCTGTAGAAACAGATGCGGAACTTAGAGCACGACAAACTGTATCTGCTGCCCTTCCGTCGTTATCTGTACTAGACGGCACACTAGGGGCTGTGGCTTCTTGTGTGGGAGTTACCAAGTACGCAGCCTATGAAAACGATACATCCTCTGTAGATTCTGACGGATTGCCTCCGCATTCAATCTCATTGGTAGTAGAAGGCGGAGAAGTAAGGGATATTGCCTACGCGATAGCAAAAAAGAAGACGCCGGGAACCAATACCTACGGAACCACCAGCTTCACCACTTATGATTTTTACGGCTTGCCAAATACAATAAACTTTTTCCGCCCTACGGAAGCGTCAATATTTGCTAATGTAATAATCAGTCCACTATTTGGTTTTACTACTGGATATGTAGACGATATCAAGCAATCACTAGTAGATTATTTTAACAGCCTAAAGATTGGCCAAGATGTCGATTTCTCCCGTACTTTTACCCCAGCAACACTATTCGGCACACCTGCCGGGGCGACTTTTACTGTGATATACATGGCAATTGCAAAATTTCCGGATACGTTATCATCAGAAAATGTTACAATCTTGTTTAACGAGTTACCCAGAAGTACATTAAGCAATATCAATGTAACGGTGTCTTGATGCCAATTTTACCATATACAGTACCGGAATATGTCGGGTTAATCACTAGTGAGCATGCACAGCGTCCGCGCTTTGTAGATACTGTCTCGCTTTCTGTAAGCATCCAATCGCAACTTCAGGATGTGCTGGCGAGTATGCCTGTAGATTATGACGTGGACACTGCGATTGGCTTGCAACTGGACGCAGTGGGTTTGTGGGTTGGTATCAGTCGTTATCTACGCCTGCCGCTTGAGGGTGTATACTTTACATGGGACAGCTTAAACCTTGAGGAGGGATGGAACGCTGGCAACTGGATCGCACCCTATGACCCTGTAAGCGGATTAACTGTTTTGTCTGATGCAGATTATAGATTTCTAATCCGTGGTAAAATTGCCAGCAATTCATGGGACGGTAGCATCCCCGGCGCTTATGCCGCATGGGCGGAAGTATTCCCGGGGGCACAGATTGTCATACAAGACAATCAAGATATGAGCATGGAAGTAGGCATTGCCAATGCTACACTGTCATCAGTACAGATAGCATTAATTAGGGGTGGTTATATCAATTTGAAGCCTGAAGGTGTACGTATTACGTACTACGCCATACCTCCGGGCGGCGGGTCGCTTTTTGCGTGGGATTGTGACACGGCAGCATTGAAAGGCTGGAACATTGGCGAATGGGTCGTTGAGGCTCCGCCCACGCTTTCATTATGAGGGTTTAACTTTGGCAATAAATAATTTACTCCCTTTTGCGGGAGGAGTTGGGGCAAACGTAGAAGATCAAGCTGCATATGCTGCTGATATAGAGCGAGTAGCTGGTAATCAGCCGGGCATTGCCAGAAGTGCTTTGGTTAACAAGGCCTTGTTGCAGAGTACCAAAGTCTCCACGGCTGTTGGATCTTTCATGGCTGCATTTCAACCATCGGACGTAAGCGATAGCACAACTGACGCGGACTTTTTAGCGCAACTAAAGCAGGCCGTAATAACGGGTTCTGTTCCTGTCGCGGTAGCTTCTGGTACGCCTGACGCTATCAGCGCGGTATATCCGGTTCCACCAGCTACTTTGGTGCAGGGTGTGCCTTTTTACGTTCTGGCCGCTGCTGCTAACACTACCACTACCCCTACCTTTACGCCTAACGTCGGCGTGATACCTGCAAAGCTAATCGTTAAGGGTGGCAATACACCATTAGCACCCGCTGATATATCCGGCGCTGGGATGTGGCTATGTTTGCAGTATAACGAGGCTTCGGATGTCTGGGTTCTTGCTAATCCTGCATCTAGTGTACATCCTTCCGGAATAGCAACTTTTACTGCTAGTGGTTCTTTTACAGTGCCGCGTTGGAAATCTATTATT